GAGGAAACTCCCGCTCTCTTCGAAAGTCGTCGGGGACGACTTTGGAGAGTGTGTAGTTCAATTACTATGCATTCTTTGAAGTTGCCTAAAGCGCCCATTTGGACGTTGCGTAGACTTCGGCGAGAGGATGACTCAGACTTATTCGCTTAAGTCACTGGTAAGCATGTGCTCACACCTCGTGCCCCAGGAGGAAAGTATCTCCGGATCTCTGCGCAATGGCAGGTCACGTGGAGGTCTCCAGCTGGAGTGAGATAGGAATTCATACTTAAGTGCTTGACGAAAGTTGAGTAACCGGTGTGATGCCCGAATTCCCATGTCAGAAATGATATGGGGGGGTCAATCTACAGTTGGTAGGATTAGCCACGTGAAGCCTGATTGGTTTCACTCACCAAAGTCTTCCAAGACTGGCTGCGGCCCCGAAAGGGAAACCGAAGTCCGAGAGTGCATTTGAATAACTAACAGTGACAATAAACACAAACATCAAGCGAACGCTTGGTCGTGCGTATTCTCGACTGCTAGCTTCTTATGCTTCTTTCGGTGCCATGCTCAAGGTAAAACTTGGGCGTCCGGCGGTGACGCACATCCTCGGATGTGTTGCACTGCTGGGACGGAGAGTAAACCTATCAGTCGTTAAGGTGGTAATCACTACCGTTGCAACCTTCTGGAGATTGCAGAGGAAGGGAGGCATAAAGTTTCTGGTAATCTACCTGAAAGGATGTGCTTCAATTCTTCAACAATCAATAGGAGGCCAACGCCTGTACGATCTTACGCCCTTCGGGGCTAGGATCGGTCGAACGCATGGCGGACTTCCCAACATAATCCCTGCTCTTCACAGAGCGCGAATCCGCGGTGGTGATACTTGGACAATCCGATTCTGGATGACTCTCTTCGGCATATACCGAATTCTTGAGTTCCCAGGAAAAGTGAAGCTGAGTACCATTACCGATGATTCGAATATGAATCCATCTTTAATTCCACTATTTAGTCAATACGTGGTTAACCACTTTTGGCCAGTTGTGAAGGCACGCTTTCATGTAAATGGAAGTGTGACCGACGCACTCTGGTCAGAGGAGGGTGATGGACCATTAGAGTTTATGAAAGGACTCCGTGCCAAACCATTCCTGATCTCCAAATCGGGACCTAGTATCATAGGAGGTAATGTGCCCGGGGGGGCACAGAATACCTCTCCAGCGGCCATACTGGCTTCAGCATACACTTGGCTCCATTCACCCCTGTACCAAGTTCTAACGAACTGGTGTAAGATGAGTGGAAACATTTGGGTGCTGAACCGGATTGAAAGCTGGGCCAAGGAGTTGTGGGTTTGGGAGGATTCTCTTCCCTTATCCTCGGGTGGACCGAAATGTCCATTCGAAGCAACTAATTGGCTGGGGAGACTAGGTTTCAAGGAGGAGCCTGCAGGTAAGGTACGGGTGTTTGCTATGGTAGACCCATGGACACAATGGCTGATGGATCGCCTTCATAAAGCGATCTTTAAGCTATTGGCCACATTTCCGCAAGATGGTACATTCGATCAGTTAAAACCGATCGATCGTTTGTTTGCATGGCAGGAATCCAACCGTTCGTCGAACGGGCGGAAACCTCCCTTGTTCTCATTCGATCTTTCAGCGGCGACTGATCGAATCCCTATCGTTCTGCAGAAAATTCTACTGTCCCCAATTCTAACGAGTTGGGGAGCAGAACTGTGGGCTTCACTCATGGTTGGAAGGGACTACCACACGCCTAAACGGATCAAACTGGGAGGAGCCAAGACTTGGCAAATCCTAAGTGAGACCGGGAAGGTGCGTTATAGTACCGGACAGCCAATGGGTGCTTTGTCATCATGGGCAATGCTAGCACTCGTCCATCATGCGATCGTTCAATGGGCCGCTGTTACAGCGGGCGTGATTGCTCCCGGTAAAGGGTGGTACTCAGGTTACGCCATCTTGGGAGATGACGTAGTCATAGCTGGTTCAGCAG